CTGAAAACCTTATCCTCTTTCGGCTCTCGCCCAAAGAACCATTCTTTGAAATCAGGTATCGAGAGACCGTCATTTTTGGCGATTTCGTAGCAATCGGCATCAACCCACTCTCTACCGTCTATCTTCGCTGTTATCGTATCATTATCGGCGTGATACTTCAACTCTATACGCTGAATACCGATAGGCTCAAATATCCGCTTGATTTCGACCTGAGGCGAATTATAAGGCTTTGCCGACCATTGACGAACCGATAGATAGAAATTACCTCTTTCGATTTTCTCACTATTCAATTTCCATAGGTCATAATTCTCACGAATAGTATGAATTTTCTTGCCCTGAGCGAGCTTCTCTTTGAACCCTGTCGGCTCGCCTCGTCTGCTATGAGTGGTAGGAAATACCCTCGACAGTGTTATGATGATTTTCTTTTTCATTTCGAGTTATTTTGATTGATTTTTACATTATCAGGTATAGGATAGAAGCAAGGACATTCTTCTGTTTCCGCATCATATACCGCACCTGTAAAAGATGCAAGTTCATTTATCCCTGCCTCTTTGCGTTTATTCCATTCCAAGAATAGATGATACCTGAGGCAAGACTTATTTATCGGACATAAATAGCCGCTACAATGAGCAATATCTGCGTTATAGTATTTCATTCTCCAAATAGATTAGGTTGCTTCGGAATTTCCTTTCCGATGATTGTGTTCACTCTCGCTATCTCTTCGTCAACCTCTTTTTCGAGTTGCTTTGAACGAGAGAGGGCAGTCGATGAGCGTGTCTTAAAATACTTCTTCTGCCACTCTCTCATTTCTGAGACTTTATCAAAGAATTGCCTTGCGTTCATTGCTTAGGTTCGTATCGAAAAATATCAATAATCGAAGTCTCTTTGATATTGGCTATCTGGTAATCCGACATCGTACCTTTCATTCCCTCATCAAAGACTTTGGCTGCATCTCTGAGGTCTTTTGCCTGAACCATAATGTAAGAGGCTTTTTTCTTCTCTTTACAGGTCTTCTCATCAATCGTGATGAAGTTCACTTTGACCTTGAACCAATAATCGCCGTCCTCATTCCAAAAGATTTCAGAGAGGTTATTTTTCTTGATAGATGCAATAGAGAACTCGCCTGAGATATAAGGCGTAACCTCATTGATTACACGAGCCTCAGCCTCTGTAAAACTGAGAGCCTCTACTAAATATGGTTCGGCTACTTTCTTTTGCAAGCCATTCTCCATTACCTTTTCGTAACGCACTTTTACTTCAAACCAACTATTCATTTTCTTCTGTTTTAGAGTTATTATATTCGCAATCCTTAGCCTTTTTGATAGCCGCCTTTCTCAATCCCAACCATACGATTTGAGACAATAGTTTTCGTTCTGAACTACTATGAGATGATTTCTTCGCCTGAATGTTATCCCATTCTGAAACGATGTAATCAGAAGTCATCAAATCTCTCTCATCGAGATTATCAAAGGGATTTCTCTTTAACATTCCTGTCGGACTTTTCATCCTTGCCTCTTCGTGCTGAGTTCTCATCTCGATAATTACTTCCGAGATAGCATCCTTTACCTCTTGTGTGGATAGCTTCATTTCTTCATTCTGTTCCATAATCTTAACCGTTAGAAATTATTTGAATTATTCTCTTTCTCCTCATTGATTGCATCTTCGAGAGTTTTCTTGATTGCCCTGAGTCTCTCGAAACCCTCAGGAGATGTACGAGGGCAGCCTCTCAGCCAAGAGTGGAAATTTGGCTGTGGAAGATTAAACTCTGCCGCATTGATGCAATAGTCATAATGCTTGATAAATTCTTCCTCAGGAGCATTCTCGTCAATATCTGTGATTATCGTTTGCAACCCTACATAGTAATCTCCGCAGAGAACTATATCGCCGACATTCCCATCTACCCAAGAACTCTTCGCATCTTCAAAATCGAAATCGTGCTTTTCGCAGAATAATCTCAGGTATTCATTACATCCTCTTGTATAGAGGTCTTTCGCTTTATTCTTATCCATTTTTACGATAGTTATATATTTTATTCTTTAATCCCTCTCGCCTCATTATAGAGCAGAGTATCGCCAATTCTCCGTGATTTTCGCAAGGTATATTCTGAGCCTGTTTAATGATTGAAATTTCATTATCTTTCCATTCAAGCAACCCCCACGATGCAGGGACTTCGTCCGGAGAAACCAATCTCTCAGGAACGAGGAAATATCTCATATTGCCACACGCATACTTAGAACCTTGTGCCTGACGGACGAATTTCTTTCTATCTTTCAAAAAGTCGGCACGACTTGTTTTGACCTCAATCAAGATAGAGTTAAACCCATTTGTTCCCCATACATCGGGATTTTCAGCACCGATACATATAAGCTCTACTACAACGATTTTATAGCTTGCATAATCCTGTTTGCGAAGCCACTTAGCACCCTCGCAGCAGAGCTTATAGTGAAGTGAATTTGTCGCACTCATAACTAATCAAATAGCGATTTTTGAGATACTTCTTGCTCTATCTTTCGGCAGTTCTTGACAGCCTCATTGAAGTAGCTATCTTTCAACTCGAAGCCAATGCCGAACCTCTTTAACTTGATAGCCTCGTGAACCTCAGAACCGATACCGAGAAACGGAGTCAGGACGGTATCGCCCTCATTACTCCATAAGCGAATTGCTCTGTCGATAGTATCAAGCTGCAAAGGGCAAATATGCTTCTCATCGCTATCCTCTCTCGCATTCGCACCATTCAGCGTATTTGAGTAATTTATATCCATCCATACAGGCGATGCGAATTTCTGCCAAGTATCTACATCAATATCACAATGCACAGGGTGTTCGTGTTCGCCGTCCTTACGGAATATCATCAGGTAATCAGGAATACCGACACGACTCATCGCTGCATCTTTCTTGACCTGCTTATGCAGTAGTCCGAGAGCTTTCGTCCTCTGCATCTCGGTAACAGGATTTTTCCAAATGGTTACTCTCGAATGGTAGATAAATCCTACCTCCTGAAATGCCTGAAGTATCATACCTGAGAAGTCTCTCAGACCGATATATCCCTCTTTGCCTTTCTGAATAGGCAAATCCATACAGTGAACCGCTACATTACGACCACTCCACATAACCCTGTAAAGCTCTTTGACGAGGAAATTGAACGCAGTAAAGAACTCTTTATAATCTTTCGAGTTCCCCATATCTTCGAGCTTATCCGAGTAGGTGTAAAGCTCTGCGAAAGGAGGGGAGAATATCGAAAACCCGATACTCTCACTCGGAATATCACGAATGAGCTGTACGCAATCTCCCATCCTGATGTCGCATTTATCACTCTTGTATTGATTAGTAGTTTCCATTTTCTGTAATGACAATTTATTTTTGATATTTCTATTCATTGCCTCAGTCATTGAGGCTTGCATCTCCTTGAACGCTCTCTGCTTATTCTCGAAGCTATCTTTGACATTCGCCATAGTATCGGTGGTAACGAGATAGATATTCACTTGCTTAGTTTGACCGAAACGATATGAACGGCGTATGCCCTGATAAGTAGCCTCAAAAGAGAAATCAAGCGATGCGTATATCTGATTATGGCAGTTCTGATAATTGAGACCGAACTGAGCGATTTTCAGCTTTGTAATCAAGATGCGGAACTCGCCACGACCAAAGCCGAGTAGTTTATCTTTCTTATACTCCTTACTATCGCTACCTTTGACCTCGACTGCATCAGGCAGGAGAGAGCGTAGATATTTTCCCTCTTCATCGTGTCCTATCCAAATGATGAAATTCTCATCGGATTTATTCACGATTTCTGCCACCCTGTCAAGTCGGAGTTGATAGGTTGCCCTTAACTCCTTATGATACTCTGTTGCACTTACCGCAGACTCATTGAAGAGAAGACCATTATTCTTTTTCGGAGTGATAACCATCTCCTCAATCACTTTGAGAGGAGGAAGATTATATCCTGCATCATCAAATCCTATATCGCTCGGTTTATTCAGCATAACCGCCCAAGTAGAAACGAAATCCCAGAACGATTGCTTTGCGTGTCCTTTGAGCCTCCAATCTGATGTAGAGCCACCATCGTGAACGAAATACATTGCAAGCATCTCAGTTCGGCTCATCACATTCAGGAACTCTGCGTGATTGCATATTTCAGTCGTATCATTAGGAGAAGGAGTCGCAGTACAGGCGAGCTTATAAGGCGTATTCTGAAATGCCTCGATAAGTGCGGTTCTTGTCTTTCCTGCAAAGTTTTTCAAGATAGAACTCTCATCAAGTACCACACCACTGAATAATGAAGCATCGATATTCTCCAAGTTATCATAATTCGTGATATAGATACCTATTTCGCAATCTTCATCATACTCTCGAATACTATACCCGAACTTTTTAGCCTCTTCGATTGTTTGACTGATAACAGCGAGAGGAGCGAGTATCAGGACTGCACCCTGAGTATACTTTGAAACCTTATCTGCCCATTCGAGCTGCTGAATAGTCTTGCCGAGTCCGCAATCCTCGAAGAGAGCAAATTTGCCAACCTCCAAAGCTCTCTTTACACAGTATTTCTGAAAATCAAAGAGGATAGGGTTTAAGTCTGCATCCTCGACCTGAAAGCCACTTACTATCTTTTGAGTTTTCTTTGTTTCTAAGAACTCATTATATTTCTCAATATCTGTCATAGTTTTGTGATTTGGGTTACTTTACAGGGATACCAATACGCATCGTGTTCAAAGTAGATGCAATTTCCATATTGTGTAGGCTCGCAGAAGCCTAAAACTTCGTGAGGACCGAATGTAACGCCGTAGTCATTTGTGAACATTATGCGGTCTCCAACTGAGAGCTGAATATCAGTCTCAATAACATCACTCAAATTATCATAGAGCTTGATTTTCTCTCTTTCTACAAACTCCCTGAATTGTCTTTTATAGTTATTCATCTTATCCATAATCAAAAGATATTACTTCACTGATTTAGTTGGTTTCATATTTATATCCCAATTCAGGATATTTGGAACGCCTGCCTTGATTTCGCCGCAGTTCATTCCGAAATTATCTCTCACGAGCTGTTTCGCCTCATCTTTCGAGTAGGCATAAACAGTAGCTTCGCCCTCAAATACAAATCGTATCTTCACGATGTAATCTTTTCGCTCTGGTCGCTTCTCGTACTTCCTCAAGTTACGCTCTACATTACGGAGCTTTTTCCTGATTACAGCACACTCATCGTCAGATGTGGCGATTTCTAAGTCTCGCTCTAATTCTCGGATGCGTTTCCGATAAGCTTCTCTCTTTAATCTGAATTTCTCTTCCATTGTTGCGTTGAATTTTATTGAATTTACTTTATTTCCTTTATTCTCCTGCGAGTTCTTATCAAAGATGACCTCTTTATCGGTTCAGACCGAGAAATCGCAGGAAATCGCCTATTTTCGATAAGAGCCATTCTGAAAAATCAGAACCTCTATCATCTCATTAAATCTGTCTGCTATTCGATTTCCGTATTTCTCTCTAATCTCCTTTGCGGTGAGATTGGTTGTGATGAAAGTCGGGAGCTGCTCATTATACCGATATTCGAGTAGGTCAATGATTGGGTTGAGAACATTTCCATAATCGAGAACCTCGGCAGGCTCACGCCCGATGTCTTCAAGAGCGATAATCGGTGCTCTGCGAACTTCCTTAAAATTGTCATAGTTCTTAGCTATCTGCGAAATATCCTTTGCATCGTAGATACGAATACCTGTATGATTATCCTCGAAGTGTCGGCAATCGTTGAGATAATTCGTAGCAGAACGCAGAGCATAGAGAAGTGTCGTCTTTCCGTTTCCGCAAGTTCCGCAGAACATCATTCCGAATTTAGAGTTATTATCAGTCAGGAACTCTGCGACCTTTCGGATATTATCTCTTATTCGTGCATCATCGATATATCTTCGTTTGCGATATTCTACTTCTCCTATATATGCAGCGAGAAGAATATCCGATGCGTCCTGAACAGGCATATTCCACTTAAAACGAGGTCGAATAATCTTCCTCCGAAGTAGCAGAGACTTCAAAGCTTCTACGTTTATTTTTTTGGTCTCCTGCTTCTGATTTTGATTTTCCGTTGCTGTTGCCATTTTTTCTTTCATTTTGAAGTTGTATTCTCAGCCAATCATTGAAATGTCGCTTAGCATCACCTAAATCTCGATGAGTAACCTCCCTGCATTGCAAGTCGAGGACAAACTTATCAAGCCAACCGAAGAGAGGTTCAATCGCTCCAAGGTGGAACCGCATTGCCATTACCTCGCACCAATATGTATCCCTCTTCATTTCTTCAATAAATTTTTTTTCAGCCTCGCCTATTGATGTAGTAGAATTATTATTTATATTCTTATATTCTTTATTTCCGTCTATTATGGTATCTACTTGCTCGTCTATTTGCCTATCCGTTTGCCTATCTACTATGGTATCTACTTGTAGTTGGTATCTATCATAATTACAAATAGTTAGAATAGGCGTTTGCCTATACAATACCTCTCGTTTTATCATCTCCTCTTCTTCGAGCAGCTTTAAGTACTTGATGACGGTTTGATGATTTCTCTTCCAACGCTCAGATAGAAACGAAATAGAGGCTATCATCTGACCTCTTCGCAAAGTGAATAGGTGTGCATCGTGGAGGACTTGTTTGTCCTCCCACGATGCCATAAATAGCAAGTCGAACCACCATTTGAGACGCTCGGTATCCTGCCAAACCCAATGACTGACGATTTCTCTACTTATTTTTATCCACCCTGCCATTGCTCATTTAGCTTACGAAATCCATCCAAATCTCAATGAACTGCGTGCCGCAATACGATGCGAGTTCGCTGTTTTTTAAGCAAAGGCGAGAACCGAAATACGCAGCCGTACTCGAGGGGGAGTCCGCCGAGAACGCATAACCGAAGCCCGCATAGTCTCCTATCTTACGAAGTTGCAGATTTCGTCTCTTCTTCTCATCATTATCCATATCATCGATTTCTTCTTTGGTATATAGATAGAACCAAGGATAATAACGCCATTCATCTTCGGTAAACTGAGGCTTCCAACCCTCATTGAGAGCCTGAACAATGATACGGAGTTTGAAGTATGCGAGAATATCAGGCTCAACCTCAGAATAATTCTCTTCCCACTCCTCAGGGTCGGCAATACCCACCGCCTTTGCAGCATCAGCAAAGGTCTTGATGCGTTCTCTCACATCGGCAGGCTTGAATACATCCGAACCGAATAGATGTTCGAGTAGCTCTTTCTGCTCTTGATTAGCATTCTTATAAGCACTAAGAACATTATCTTTCTGAATTTTGATTTCTTTGTTCATTTTCAATCTTTTCTAATCGTTTTACAATCTTTTTAACTAACCTTACAGCGTTATTCAGCCTCAGGTTTTTACGAACCGCCTCATTATCCATATTTTCGAGGATAATCGGCAAGCTCCGCAGTAATGTCTGCACAATATCATTCGCAACTATCCTCATATCAGTATGGAGTATTTGAGAGGTTTATTTGAAAGCCTGATTTTGCGATATAGACAGGCTTTCCTGAGCTTTTCCGCACTTCACGAATAAATACCTCATCATTACTATTATCGCCTGAGAGATGCAGTAAAATCAGCTCTTTTACACTCGTCAGGTCATTCACTCTGAGAATATCTTTGAGAGTCTTTAATTCCATATGAGAATGGAGTAATCTCTCTTTCATTGAAGCAGGAACTACACCGCTATTGATATTCACTTGTAGTATCGGGTCTGAATAATTCGCCTCTATCATTATATGGTCGAGTGTCGGCAGTTGGTACTCAATCATCATAGTATCAGTAATGAATAGTAATTTACCCATTTCCTGATGTTCGATGATATAACCAACACAGGGAACATCGTGAGCGACAGGCATAATAAATACCTTGAAACCTCCGACCTTATAGCCGTGCATCGGCAGAACCTCTTTACAGAATACTTTATGTTTGAGAGGTTGTGAGTCGAATACATCTTTAAGGGCGAGAACCTTGATACCGCAAGATAAAACCTCTTTGAGCGACTCCGAATGGTCTTTGTGTCGATGCGTGATAAGACAGCCGACTACCTTAGAGAGTTTCCAATTGAGAGCTTTCTTAATCTCAGATATTTTCACACCTGCCTCGATAATGAGAGTCTCATTCTTTGCCTCTAAGAGATAGCAGTTGCCTCTACTTGACGAACCTAAACACTTTAAGACCATTCGTTCACTCTTTTATAGGTTAATACTCAGGAGCAGGGGCAGGAGCTTGTGTGGGAGTTTGAACCTCGCCTGTCTCTGTATCTACCACCTCATAGGAGGCACTTTCGAGATTGATAATGCCTTTATTCGCATTATCCGCTATCAGGTCATTACGAGAGGCATAATCGCCACCCTCATTATCTGTGCTGATAACATTCTGCATTTCCACAGACAGATAGCCATATTTCGAGAGCAGACGGCGGATAACGGTTTTCAATGCCATATCATTGAAATTCCCCTCCCAACCTACTTTCTTAGAGTCAGCATTCGCCTGAGCGAGATTTACGAGGTCTTCAACCGTAGGCAGAGGATTTTTCTTTGTATCTCTCTTGAATGAGGGAGAGTATTTGAGGGCATATTTCGCCATCTCTTCCACCGTTACATAGAGAGTCTTTGAAAAACCGTTGAGAAGCTCGAAATAACAGAAGTAGCCGATAATCTTATCAGATGTTCGCTCTCCGTCAAAGGCGATTTCTCCTGAGAGCTTATTAACCTTTCGGAGTTCTCCCTCGTAAACGAAATCAGCATTGATAGTGCGATACTGACCTGTACGCATTGCGAGCTGAATATATCCCTTGTAACCCGGCACAAATGTAGGGGTAGGCACTTTTATCCATTGCCCTGTATTCGGGTCTTTGACCGAGTTGTTGAATACTACGATATAAGCAAAGCCGAGAGCCTTGTTGAGAGGGAGCTTCAATACTGCGGCTCTAAGAGCCTCACAGATGACCGCATTAGGATTACAAGCCTGCAAAGATTTATCACCATTATACAGGTCGATAACCGATGCTACGAATGTGTCTTTATGCTCTTTCAGAGCGTTGCCGAATTGCTCTTGCACAGAGGGTGCATACAGAGCTGACTTCAAAACATCGATAGGCTTTTTTTGAACAGCCTGAACTTGATTTTGTTGTTGCATAATTGCGTTGAATTAAATAGTTAAACATTATTGAAATAATTGTCCTTGCGGAGCTTTCTTATTTTCGATGATGAGACTCTCATCTTTGGTTACTACAAGGCGTATCATCTGAGAGCGAGTAGGCAGAAGTTCATTTACAGCCTCAGCATTATCGATGAACACAGGAGCGGTAATCCTCTCGAATGAGCATATAGCATTGATGATGTCGAGACCTGAGTTAATCTTCATTGCATTATTAAGGTCTGAGAACGGAACTCCATTTACCATAGCCTCGCAAGTCTCAACCTCACCACCATTGATGAGAGTATCGAACATCTTAAACTTGACGATAGAGAACATTCCGTTAATCTTACGCTCAACCATCTCAATACGAGCCTTTGAGAACTCAGAGATAGTAAACTCGATGCCCTCTAACTCTGCAAGCTCCTCATTCTGCTTTCTGAGTTGTGTTTCGAGTTCTACAATTCTTGCCTGATTACGCTCAGCAATGGCTTTCTGTGCGAGTTTCGACTTCTCGGCATCAATAGCCTGTGCGAGCTTTGATTTCTCAGTTCTGAGGTCTGAAATATCATTATTTGATGCAGTCTGATTATTATTGAGTTTCTCTTCGAGGTCTGCAATCATCGCACAGATAGATTTCCACTCTTCGGACTTCTCGATATAAGGCTGAGTATCGGGAGCGACAAGTTCTGTTTCTAACTCCTTAGATAATCTCAGTTCTGCAATCTTAGCGACAGCCTCTCCAATATCGCTCGATAACTGATTTATGATTACGATATTATCCTCTTTCTTTTGTTTGTTAGCTTTGCCCTTACGATTATTATCAGCGAGTCTCGCAGCTTTATCGGCATTGAAACGCTCTGTAATCTCATTCTGCTTTGCCTCAATCTCGTAAATCTCGAAGCGGCGATTACAGGTAGGGCAAATGAAATCTGCTTCATTGAAAGAGAGTGTTTCTGCGTTAATAGCATCCCATTCTTTGAGAAGCTCCTCTCTGGTCTTATCGCAACCCTCGATGACCTGTTTATAAGTATCGATGCGGTTATTCATACTCTCAACCTTTCTTTCGAGGTCAGCAATCTGTGAAGTAATCTCATTCTTCTTAGATACAGCCTTTCGATAATCAGCAGATAAAGACTCTTTAATATCAAATTCGAGCTGCAACTTCTCCTCACGGAGCTTGCCGAGTTTCTTTACCATTTCCTCACGCTCTTTGATGAGAGCTTCATTCTTCTTAGAACTATCGAGCAGCTCATCTTCAACCTTTGCGAGTAAATCCTGCAAACGCTTTATCTCAGCCTCGACAGCCGAATAGTCGATATTTTCAGGGGTATCTCTTCGGCGTTCATCGATACGCTCAGGCAAAGCATCGATTTCAGCTTTTAAGCGGCGTTTTTTCGCTGCAATCTCTTTCTTATACTCTTCCATACTCTTGCCTGTAAGAGAAGCGAGGAGAGCCGAAAATTTCTCATTTCCTGATGCTATCTCGGCATCACTGATACCCCCTGCCATACGGAATAGTATAGCACGCTGCACATCGCTTTTCTGAGCTGTAAAATAGAGAGGGTTCGTAATGAACTTGAAGACCTGCTCATCGCACAATGCGGCGATTTTATCATTCCACTCTTTAAGAGAACAAGGAACTTCATTAAAGAGTCTCTCTTCCTCGTTTCCGTTGAACTCTTCTACTGCTGAGCCTCTTCTCTTCTGCCATTTCTCATTAAATCGGCGACAAAGAGAAATCTCCTCTCCATTCACTGAGATAATAGCCGATACTTCGTGAGGGATACGCTCGATTACCTGATTATTAGCATCAAGAGTTTTGATGTTGAAATTCTTTCGGTTTTCACTATCCTTGCCGAATAGTAGCCAAGTGAAACCGTCAAATATAGAAGTCTTGCCGACTCCATTTGTGCCGAGAATACTCGTGAGAGTATCATCGAAATCTACCGTCAAATTGCGAATACCTTTGAAATTCACAAATGACATTCTTTTGATAATGATTTCTTTCATCTGCGTTGAATTTATGATTATTAAAACTTTGGATTTGTTACTGCATAGGTTACACCCTGAGACCTTAGCTCTGCATTGCTTGGCACTCTCGTTTCAAGCTGCCAAGCGGTAAGCTCTGACTTCTTGAAATAGGTCTTAACTCCTTTCTTATAGTGAGGTATATCTCGTTCACTCACTAAGTGCCTAACACGACTCTCTGATATTCCAAGTATCAAAGCAGCCTCTTTAACTGATAGGACTTCTTTTGTCCCTATTATGATGAGCTTTTCGAGACGCTCCAATCTTTCACTTATACCCATTCGTCTTCATCTTTAAGGTTGTCAGATAATTCAGGAATAGCATTGCGAGACTCCCAATACTGCACCAACTTAGCGAATAGGTAACCGCATCCGAAGCCTATGATTTTTGATATAAACATATCCTGAAACCAAGTATCACTATCAGGAAGTGGCTCTGAGAATATGCCGAGAATAGTCAGCATAGCGAGAATAGTCAAGATGTAATACCTCCAATTTAATAATGCTCTCATATCTCTTAGTATTTATGTTCGTAATTGAAGAATGATACTTTGAGTTGCATCGCCTTAGTACCCTCTACTGAATACTCTTCCTTATTCGCATCTGATTGTTTCTTGTCGAGTTCTCGGAAATGGTTTTCCCAATCTTCGGGAACATCGAATGTTACACTCTTGCGAATTTTACCACAGATAGCGGTAATTCTCATCTTTTTCATAGCTGTGTATTTTGTGCCTCTTTCGGGAAGAGACTGGTTACACTTACTCCATATCTGCGAGCAATGATGCTCTGTGTAAGCTCATCAGGATATTGCTTCCCACTGAGCCACATTCTGATTGTGTTCTCCGAGCGGTGGGTTAGAGTAGCCACCTCAGAGATAAAGACTTGAGCCGCCGTAGGCTTCTTTTTCTGCTCTTCGTAGAGGTCGTTAAATGACTTTTTTTCTAATCTGCTCATATTTTCGGTATTAAAAATTCGCTTATTAGGCACTTATTATTTATATTTGCACACGATTTTTTTCGTGATTGCGACAATAACATTTATTATTGATGCTGCAAAGATACAGGTAATATCTGTATTTGGCAACAAAAATCAAGAAAATTTCTGCATTAAATTTATTTTTATGAATATGACAGCGTCTGAAAAAATTGAAAAATTACTTATTTATCTGAATATCAATGCAAAAGCGTTTTCGGAAAAATTAGGCTATAGTAGAGCCCAAATTATCTATGATATTCAAAAAGGTAAAACAAAAGCAATATCTGATGAGCTTGCAAGTAAGATAGTATCTGTATTTTCTGACATTAGTAAATCGTGGCTTTTAGCGGATGAAGGAGATATGATAAGAAGTAACATTACTCAAAATACAACAGGGGATAATAATACCCAAATCGCAGGAAATGGAAATACTATCAATATTTCATCAACATTAGATAAAGCGATAAATGAAATTTCGGAGATGCGCAAAGCTTTGACAGACGCTTTGCATATCAACCAAGATGCACTAAGGGTTAATCAGGAAAATACCGCAAGACTATTCTCTATAATAGAAAAAATGATTTCATCACATAACTAATACAAGAATGAAACAACTTAGTAAATCGGATACTTGTGCCGCTCATAATACCTATGAGGCATTAAAGATATTAGAGAAAAACGGCGGAGAAATGCGATACTCTGATATATGCCAAGAATTAGAAGAGACCCGTAATTTCTCCAATTATGAAAAAGAGAATACCAAAAGCGGTTATCCTCGTTGGAAGATATATCTGCAATTCTTCTCAATAGAGATGAGTGTTGCAGGATATATTATAAGGAATAAGGGAGTTTGGCATCTGACGAAAGAGGGAGCAGACGCTCTGAAAAACTCACCTGAGGAGTTTTTTCTCGCTTTCCATTCAATATATAAAGAGTATGCAAAGAAACAGAAAGCAGATAAAAATATATTAGAAAATAAAATAGAGGATATAAAAGAAATCCCGAATGAGCTTGAAGACTTGCAGAGTAAAGCCACTTCGGGTATAATTGATTTTATCAATCAAAAGAACCCATACGAATTTCAGGCATTAGTAGCCGCCTTACTTCGTTCAATGGGATATTATACTCCTTTCATTGCCCCGAAAGGGAAAGACGGAGGCATCGATATTATCGCATATCAAGACCCTTTTGGCACTCTACAACCACATCTAAAAGTTCAAGTCAAGCATTATCCCAAAACTCCAATATCAGTTGATATAGTAAGGAGTCTCGGAGGTGTTCTTGTTAAGGCTGGCGATGTCGGATTACTTGTTACATCAGGAACATTCACGAATGAAGCGAAGAAAGAAGCTCGTAACTATCATAGACAACTACGCCTGATTGATATTGATGAATTTATCGAATTATGGATTAAGTACTATGACAAAATATCCGAAGCAGATAAAGCCTTATTACCAATAGTTCCAATATATTTTATAAAACAAGAATAAATTATGGTTCAGCAATTATCATTCTTCCTCATAGATTTAATGAAATCAGTAATCAATAATGAGGAAAATTTAATAGGAAAAGCAGATGAGCTTCTTTTGCAGACAGGCAAAGAAATAGACAGATGCAAAGTGAATAATCAGCCAACCGCAGAGCTTGAATATATCTACGAGACCGCTCTTTGGCTAAAAAGTGAAATCATTAAATAAATTCCGAATATGAAGAAGATACTAATTTTATTTATCGCAAGCATTTTCGCTGCCTGTTCAGGTGATGACGAGCCTATTACTCCCGAAATAAGCAATGAAGTAAAAGTAATATGGCAATCTTTGAACGGCACTTATATCGGCTCAAAACCTGACTTAGGTACTTTGGTATATTATGAAGAAATTACATTCAGACCATATAGTGAGCCTATCTTTGAAGAATGGGATAACGGATATAAGACCGAAGAAATACCTATGTTTGGAGAATGTTCTGTTTTGCAGTATTATAATGACCATATCACAGAAGTAAAAAAAGAATGGAAATATAACATTGATATTGCTTATAAGAACGCACAACCAACCCTTAATTACTATCCGTCAGTATATGGGAGAACTGAGACCCATTCTATCACAATCAAAGATACCAATACCTTTGAACTTGACGGAATAATATATGTGAAAAAATGAGCCGAGCGAGAGTTTACAGCGATGATACGGTCGCTATAATGGAACGCTTCTTTAATGCGTTTGATATATGCAAACGCTTGAAGCTGATAAAGAGTGTAACCGATTTCTGTGCAGAGAACGGCATCGATAAGCCTCATTTCTATACACAGAGAAAGAACCTCGGTAGAGGGTTCTTTGAGGTCGGTTGGCTCGTGCCTCTTGTGAAGTGTGGAGTCTCTTCGGATTGGCTTCTTACAGGTAGAGGCAATATGTTCCCTCAATAAACAGAAAAAGTGGTCGAATTTGACCACTTTTCTTATTTCAATATATCAGGTATTCGGGCAACTGCCGCCTGTTTATTCTTGTCGAGAACCTTAGCGTATATCTGAGTAGTCGAAAGTTCCCGATGACCGAGCAACTTGCTGACGGTATATATATCCGTTCCGAGGTCAAGCATCATCACCGCAAATGTATGTCTCGCACAATGAAAGGTAATCTCCTTATCTATCCCTGCTCTAAGAACCCAACGCTTTATCGCCTCATTCGTGCAACTCGGAGAATGAATATCGGTAAATATCTGCTCATCGGGTAATCCTCGTTCTCCCATAAGCTCGGCAGCCTGAGGAGTTATATCGAGATATTCCTGGCCACTTGTTTTCTTCTGTTTGAAGATGATGCGTGTAAACTCTCCCTGTTGCTGCACATCACGCCAAGTCAATCGGATTACATCGGAACGCCTCAGACCTGTAAGGCAGGAGAAAAGAAAAGCTCTCTTGATATTAGGGTATTCACACACCGTATCAACGAGTTTTCTCAGTTCTTCAATAGTGAGATACATTCGCTTTCCGTCCTCAGGTTTGAAGTTCTCTATCCCTCGCATTGGATTATAAGCGATGAGCCTATCTTCGTATGCTTGATTGAGGCAAGCTTTGAGCTTATTGAAGTAGGAGAGTTTAGAGTTTCGGGCGAGAGGGTGGTCTTTAATGCGTTCTCTGAAATCACACCCCCAAGCAGTCGCCTCATTCTCTAAATAATCCTTGAACCCCTGCACCCATTTAGGTGTAATCTGAGAAAGAGTAATCCTTTGGTTGCTCTCGTATTTTTCGAGATGCTTCAAGCAAGACCGCCAATTCCCCCAATTACCTCTACTCTCAGTGCCGAGTCTCTTCTCACACATATCTCTATAATAGTCGAAGAAAAGTACCTCCTCAGCAAATGGAGATTTGAAACCGTGGTCTCCATTCTGAATATCGACAATGCGTTTCGCTTTGATTGAGTTTGCGAGCTGCAAGGTCTGACGGTTCTTCTCTTTATCGACTCTATTCTTTTCAGGGATAAGGTAGAGTTTCAGGAACTCGTATTCACGCCTACCATTGTGATAGATGTCGAGATACAGAGATATGTTGCCATTAGCAAGTTGCTTTCTCCTGATTTTGATAGGTTCTTTAATATCTGCCATACATTCTGCGTTGAATAATTTGTTGCTTTTGTTACTCAAAGTATAACGAGTAACAAAATAGTAACGCAAAGATAGCACATTATCGGCATATTGATAGCATAGTCAATAACTTTTTTTATTTGCACAATAAATCCCTATATATTGGATAAGGTGCTATTTATGTGTTATTGGTATGCTATTGGCGGTTGTTCTTATTTGATAGCAAAATCAAGCCTTATTTTCCGATGCA